AAATACTTGGAAAATAATCCATTATCTGTTAGAATGTTTCAGTCCGCAAAGACTACGCTTAACCGTATTAACAACATTCACTGCCTAGAAACTTTTTTATACTCTCACTATCTTGGTCTTGCTGGTCGTGTAGACTGTATTGCTGAGTTTGATGGTGAGTTGGCAGTGGTAGATTTCAAAACCTCCACTAAAGAAAAGAGTGAAGAGCATATCGAGCACTACTTTGTGCAAGAGACTGCTTATGCTGCAATGTTTCTAGAAAGGACAGGCATAGAGGTAAAGAAAATTGTCACACTTATCGCGGTTGAAGACGGGTCTATTCAAGTGTTTGAGAAGTACAATCTTGATGACTATTTACAGTTACTTAAATCCTACATCGAAGAGTTTGCAAATGCCAAAGGATAATCCTGAGGAAAAGTTTATGACACCTACCAAATTCTCGATGGAGATTGAGAGATTGGTGAAGACTAGTCATGGACTGATTACTTATGTTGAAGCAGTTGTCACTTACTGTCAAGAAAATGACATTGAGATTGAAACTGTTCCTAAACTTTTGTCCAAACCTTTGAAGGAAAGACTGCGACATGAAGCGCAGCGTATGAATTACATGAAAAAAACATCGAAAGGAGTGTTGCCACTGTGACTGGATTTGAAGTGTATAAAATGTATCTCGCATTAAAAAATCACTTCACAAAACCTGATTATGATTATGTGAAATACAGAGGCAAAACTCGTGCAAGCGAGAAGTCCTTTGAAAAAAGAAACGATGTATATTTTTTTAAAAAGTTGGCAACGAAGTATTCTAGTGAAGCGATGCTAGATTATTTTGTTGCCAACTTTATTTTTGATAGTAAAGGTTATCTTAGAAACTTTAGTAGTGACATCTACACTCAGTGGAAGGTCCATCAAGAATCTTTTACTTATAAATTTAAACAGGACATTGACTTGCTTTTAGAAGATGTTGGATTTCCTTACGAGGAAAACTTTGACAATCTATTCCACGCAGAAAGAGGCAAGCATCCTATTCTTCTTAAACGATATTATTCTGGCGAAGTAAATCTTGAGACCCTAGTCGTATTTGATCACTGTCTTCAATATGTAAAGCGAGTTGATAAAGTATTGACAGATCCTATGTGGAAAGATACTAAACTCAAAGTGCAAAAGTATCAACCATTTCTTTCTATCGACTGTAAGAAGTATAAGAAAATAATTTTAGAGACAATTAAGGCAAAACTATGAGTCAGTTTTTTCAGTCCGATCAAGTCCAGACAAATCTACAGGACATTTTTGAAACTTATCAAGACGTAGCAAATAAGACATCTCAACTTGGTAAAATGTCACGAGTAGAAAAATTAAATCACATTGAAGAATGCAAAACTCTTATTGATAAACAGAGAACTTTCTATGGAAGGTTGTGTCTTGCTGCTTCCGAAGACAGTGAGGCAGCAGACATGAAAGTCAGGATCAATTCCTTGTGCAATGCTTTTGGATACGAAAACCTGCTTGAGTGTATGGATGCCATGATCCAGACACTTGAGAAAGCGGCACAACAGGAAGTTGACCCTGACTAAATAGTATGCTACGATAACCCAGTAGCAAACACACAACAACACACAACTAATACGGAGAATCCAATCATGTCTTTTGCATCTCTAAAGAAGGCTAGTGCCGCTGGCAACACGATTGCCAAACTTACAAAAGAGATCGAGAAAATCAATCAACCTCAAGGTGGGGGCGGTCCTGACGAGCGTCTCTGGAAACCTGAGTTGGATAAGTCTGGCAACGGTTACGCTGTCATTCGTTTCCTCCCTGCTCCTGATGGAGAGGATATGCCCTGGGCAAAGATCTGGAGTCATGCCTTTAAGGGTCCTGGTGGACAGTGGTATATTGAAAACTCCCTTACCACTCTTGGTAAGGATGATCCCGTTGGCGAGATGAATCGTCAACTGTGGAATAGTGGATCTGATCGCGATAAGGAGACTGCTCGTGCTCAGAAGCGTAAACTGTCTTACTACAGCAACATCTATATCGTGAGCGATCCTGCTCACCCTGAGAATGAGGGTAAAGTCTTCCTCTACAAGTTTGGTAAGAAGATCTTTGACAAACTCGTTGAAGCAATGCAACCTGCATTTGCAGATGAGACTCCTCTTGATCCCTTTAACTTCTGGACTGGTGCTGACTTCAAACTGAAGATCCGCAAGGTCGATGGTTACTGGAATTATGATAAGTCTGAGTTTGCATCTCCTGGCACTCTCGGTGACTATTCTGACGACCGTCTTGAGTCTATCTGGAAGCAGGCATACTCTCTCGCTGAGTTTGAAGATCCTAAAAACTTTAAGACATACGAGCAACTTCAGCAGCGTCTGAATCTGGTGCTTGGTAAGGCACCTGCACCTGCTCCTCGCATTGATCGTGAGACGCAGGAAGATGAAGCAGTATTTGACACCCCTGTGGGTGGTTTCAATGACTCTGACATCACTCCCAGCAAGCCTTGGGGAGAAGAAGTATCTAACTTCCGAGAGAAGGCAGTTGCTTCCTCACCTGTGGAAGATGAAGAGGACGCAATGTCTTACTTCGCTAAACTTGCTGAGGAGGACTGATGACTGACCCAATTACCGTTGATGATTATAAACTCGTCTCTGACGAGTTCTTTCAAAAATATGATTTCGTAAAAGAGCGTCTACAACTGGGTGCTAAAGCGGAAGATGTTTTAAAAGTTATGGAAGCACTGTCTGCACAGGTGATTAAGGACCGAGTGAAAGATAAACTTGGTCCCTTTGGTTTCAACAAAAAAACTGAGAAGTAATTATGAAGTTTGATATTCTTGATTTAATTTATAGAGTGCCAAACTTTCTTTCGGACGATGAATGCGATTCTTTAGTTGCAGAATACGAAGAAAGAAAATCAGAGTCTTCATATGAGCATTGCATACATGCAAATACAGGTGAAGATACTTATTCATCATTTCATAGAATTGAATTAAATCAGAATACAGACTCTTATAATTTAATTTTCAAAAAAACAGAGAAAGCAATTAATGAATACATCAAACATTTAGATTCATTTAATTGCTTTCATATTCCTTGCTTACGACAAGTATTCATGTATTCTCATACATATAGATTGTTGAAATATGAGCAAGGATGTAAAATACATCCACACTCTGACCATGCTCCATTCGCATATGGTAGTGTAACATTTAATTTAAATAACGACTACACTGGCGGAGTATTTAAATTTTTTAATGGTGAGCATGAAGTCCATCTTTCTAAAGGTGAAATGATGATATGGCCAGCAGATTTTTTCTGGGTCCATGAGGTGACACCAATCGAAACTGGAGTTAGATATAGTACGAATAGTTTTCTAACATCTATTCCAGAATATATGAGAGAGATTGTGGATGTTAATGTTAGGGAAATGTTTTGTCATCACCAAACGCCTCAACCGTATCAAATCTCATGAAACTTTTTGCTCTACCTCTAATATTGCTCACAGCATCACCTTCTCATGCTATTACATGGAAAGAATTCTGGGAACCCTTTGGGGTAGAGCATCATCATCACTATCATCGTCCAAAACGTAGGAAGATATGCACTGAGGAAGTCTATCGGGAAGTCCGTGATCGAAGAGGTTACTTCGTTGAGTATTACTATGAAACAGTAAGGGTGCCATGCTATAGGCGTTGGCATCGCCACTAAAACCAAAATCAACTTTTTTTTCCCAGAAAGTCGGAAAAAAAATCCCGCCAAAAATTAACTTTCTAAGGTTTTTTCCAAAATAAGACGAAATAAATTATCTTTTAGTTGAAAAAGTGCTTCCTGCTCTCTAGGATCACCCCCAGACCATTTTTCCAAATGGAAACAGACGGACTTGTAAATTAATGCAAGTCCGTCTTTTGTTATGTCTAGATTATAAAACTCAGGATCAGTATCCATAACCCGATCCGCTGGATCCAGATGATCCACTACTACCACTAGATCCACTACTACCACTAGATCCGCTGCTGGTAGATCCAGAAGATCCACTGCTGGTAGATCCACTACTACTAGATCCACTGCTAGAAGAAGGTTCTGTAGTTGTTGTAGTTTCTACTGTAGTGGCACCGTCTGGCTGAGTGGTGGTTACAGTTGTAACAGTGGTTGTCGTCCCAGTAGCAGCGACACTGCTCAGCGAAGATCCACCGCCACTACCTGCAAGATTTCCAACTGGCACTGCACTTCTTCTAAAGGAGTTTCTATCGATAAATGCAGATGCGAGAGACACTGGAGTCTTTTTACGATTTTTATCATCTAACTGACTATTTGGTAGATAATTTACCAAATCTCTGAATTGCTCTTCATAGAAGTCAACTAGATTGCTAGTTGGAATAGATATTAGACGTTTTTTATCATTTATATATGCTTCATGCTCATAGTTTGAGACTGGATATCTAGATTCTTCTTTGGCAACAAGATCTCCATCTAAATCTGTGTGTCTATAATCTTCATTGACTTCAGATCCACCAGGCACAACAACTATATCACCATCTTTCAATTCGTAGGTTTCATAATGATGGACGCTATCTGGATTATCATAAGTGCTATTAACATATTCAATTAAGTTTGCTTCACTCTTTGGCCATTGTGAGTAGATATCAGTAATATTATTTGAAATTAGAATAATCCAATCTAACTCAGGATCTCCATAAAATTGTTGTGCAACGTTGTCGGGTCTTACACCTTCAGGAATGTAAAATTCTTCAAATGCAGTTGCATATTTCTGCATTTCTTCTTCTAAAACCACTCTTCTGAAGATATTCCTTACTTCTGTGTAAGTTATTTGCTCATCTGGTTTTGCATCAGCAACAAAGTGTATAGGTAACTGGGAAAAGAATCTTGCCATTTTAGAATCCTGCAACTACGTCGTCTTGAGTCATAATTCTTGTTTCTGCAAATTGGAGAGTCATTTCAACTGCAGGAACTAATAGTTGAGTGCCACCTGTAGTCTCATCCATAGTCAAATCTGCAATAGCATCTTTGAATGATACATATTGACCATCAGGAGTGTAATTGACACTAACATTTGTGCATACACAAGGATGGAATCTGTAGTGGGGGAGTCTAGTAATCGTATCAGATTTGGGATCCAATCTTACAAATTCTAATGCGAATCTATCGGGCACTCTTAGGAATCTTCCTGTTGCATTAATTGTAGATTGAGTAGAAGTGGCACTAAAACCGTTTGTGTTTGCATTCGTCTCTCTGGATGATCCACTGCCACTAGTTCCCTGAGAGAGACTATTACCATTAGAGTCTGCATCTCCTAATTGGGGCATTGTGCCCATTTTCATGTAATTGATAATAGAAAGAATAGATTCTGCTTCACTTTTATTGCGAGCAAACATTTTAAATGTAAAATTATGATTCCTGAAAGGAATACCATTATATACTTGCTCGGTAAAGGGATTCATAATTCTTCCCTTTGTCAATGCTTGAAGAGCACCACCAGTCACTCCAGTTTGCAGTCCAAGGGTAGATCCAAGACTTTGTGTAATGCTTGCACCTTTGTTAAATGCCATCTCTGGAAATGCCGAAGATGCTGCTGATTGCAGTGCTGATGTAATCTGATCTGCGGTGTTTCCACCATTCATGATCGCTCCACCCATCTGCGCTGCCATTACGCCAAGTCCACCCATTTGCACTTGATCATAATCTGCACCATAATTAGTAGACAGATTTTGTGGCATTGACAAATATGCAATACTCTGATCTAAAGTTGTGGAGAGGTTATTTCCTGGAAGATTAGACCCACCGTATCCACTAGGGGATTCAGTATAGTTGATACGAAACCTCTGAATCCTCAAATAATCAACTCTACCTGTTGGTGCAAATTCACTCTCTAAGTAATCACCTTCAACGGGATTCTTCAGTGGATATTTAAGAATTGTAGAAGCCACCTAAATAGATTTACGCATTTACTATTTTATTTATGAGGTATCAAGGACGTTATACACCTTCCTTTCCTCGTAAGTATCAAGGTGACCCCAAAAATATCATTTATCGCTCCTCATGGGAGTATAAATTTATGAAATGGTGTGATATTACACCAAGTGTCACAGAATGGGGCAGTGAAGAGATTATCATTCCTTACATCTCACCCGTTGATGGTAGAAGACACCGATATTTTCCTGACTTTTATGTAAAAATTGGGAATAAAAAATATCTGGTAGAAGTGAAACCTCTTAGACAGACTAAAGAACCTAAAACTCAAAAAAGGATGACTAAGAAATACATCAATGAAGTTGTTACTTATGCAGTGAATCAAGCTAAGTGGAAGGCAGCAGAAGAGTTTTGTAAAGACAATAATTGGCAGTTTATGTTGATCACCGAAAAAGAATTAAAGGTCTAAAATGGCAGACTTAGAAAGAAGATCAAAACAGTCCCCAAGGGCAAGATTAACTGAATTTTCTGAGTGGTTTAAGGGTAATGATAATAACCCCAGCTTCAATAACAGATATTCTACAATGTTTTCCACTCCTGCTATTTTTAGGAGTGGGACATCATTTCAGAAAAGTAAGTTTGAGTTAGAGGTTGGGGATAACGCAAACTACTTAAATTTCTATGCTGACAACATCAATCTTCCAAGTAAGCAAGTAACCACTGGGCAGATTACTAATATTGGGTCATCATTTAACTACGCAACTTCATCGACATTTAGTCAGATAAACATTACTTTCACAATGCCTAGAAGTCATAAAACTAGGATGATTTTTGAAAGGTGGATTAATTTAATGTCTTCTGATGCAAATCAGATGACTGACTACTATGAAAATTATGTTTGTCCCAACTTATTCATCTTTAAGTGGGAGAGAGGTGGAGGTGCAAAAATTACTCTCCCCCCTGAGATTAAAAACTTCTTGAAAAAACTCGGCGTAAAAATCTCTGATGTTGAAAGATACAGAGATGATCAACTAGTTGGTGTTTACGATATTAGAAATGCATTTCCATTCAATATCGGATCTATGACACTTAGTAATGATACAGCATCAATTCTGAAGATGGATGTTGGTTTCTACTACGAGAGATATAGATTCTTTGGACAAGACAAATTTGACAATCTTGGTAGTTCTTACTTAGCTACAGGAGAGGTTGGATTAACAGCAGATCTCAGTTTAGATAGGTTTAACTCTTGATCATAAATAAAAATACTGAATTGAATTCCTATGGCATTACCTAAGTTAAATGTACCTGAATATCACTTGAAGTTGCCCTCCACAGGCAAAACTGTGAAATATAGACCATTTCTTGTTAAAGAAGAAAAACTTCTATTTTTGGCGATGGAAACTGGTGAGCAAGAGGATATGTTTAATGCAGTTAAAAATATTTTAATTGCATGTACTGATCTAAAGAGTGTTGAAAGACTTTCTACATTTGACATTGAGTATCTTTTTCTAAAGATTCGCACTAGCTCAGTTGGTGAAAATGTTGATGTGATGGTCACTTGTCCTGATGATGACGAGACTACAGTTAAGGTCAGTATTCCTCTAGATGACATCAAAATCAAAAAGGATCCCAAACATAAAAAGGAATTCAAATTGAATGATGAAGTCGCTCTTACCATGGGTTATCCTAGTTTAGATACGTTTGTGAAAACAAATCTTACTGGTGAAGGCGGTGAAATGGAGCAAATTTTTGAAATGGCAGCATCTTGTGCTGAGACCATTGCCGATGAAAATCAAGTTTATCTATGTAAAGACACACCTAAAGAGGAGTTGGTTGAATTTTTTGAATCGATGAATTCAAAGCAATTTATGTTGATTCAAGAGTTCTTTGAAACTATGCCTAAACTATCGCATACAGTAAAAGTGAGAAATCCAAATACTGGTGTTGAAAGTGAGGTTGTATTAGAAGGATTGGCATCTTTTTTCGCATAGCCCTTCTACATAATAATCTTAGGAATTATTATGAATCTAATTTTGCTTTGATGCATCATCACAAGTGGAATATTGAATACATTGAAAACTTGATGCCTTGGGAAAAAGAAATCTACGTTAATATGTTAATCGCATTCTTAAAAGAAGAAGAAAGACGTTACAAGGAGCAGCAAGTTGGCTAAGATCGCAGCATATAAATTTGTAAACCCTGGAGTTGCATCAGCAGCAGCTCCTGAGGTAAAAGCTGCAAGAAAACAACTGCTTGCTACTAATCGAGTTGGATCTACTGTAGAAGGGATTGGTAATATTTTTGTTTCTTTGACTGAAGCAAATAAATCATTATTAGTATTTAAGAAAGAGACTGATAAAAAGAAAAGAAAGAAGTTAAGACGCCAGAGAGATTTACAGGCAGAAGCAGTCCAAGAGCGTGCAAAAAGTAAGACTCCAAGTCAAAGAGATAAGCAAGCAGAAGAGGAAGATCTTGATGTAGATGAATCATCAGGAAACGCCTTTGCGGATTGGTTTGGAAGGACATTTGCTCCCATTGCAAATATATTCAAAGATATTGCAGCGATTTTTATTGCTAAGGGAGTCATCGAATGGTTTGCCGATGAAGAAAATCGCGAAAAGTTAAAAACTTTTTTGGAGAAGGCAGGATATGTATTTGGCGTCCTAAAGGGGTTTGTAGAAGATAGAGTCAATAACATCCTTGGGGGATTTAAAGAATTAACAGATCCAGAGAATAGTTGGTGGGAGAGACTCAAAGGTCTTGGAAGTATTTTATTAGGTGTTATCGGGTTGAAATACCTGATGAATCCATTTTCTATCATTACCGATATTCTTGGTATTGTTGATGCTATTACAGGAATGGGTGGTGAGAAAGGTGGTGGCAATAGAGGAAATAATCGAAGAAATAATCGTCAGAGAAGAAATCGTCAAAGAGGAAGAGGTGTTAGAAGACCTCCTGGTGCAGACTCAAGTGCGAGTAGAAGACTATCACCATTTCAATTAGAGCAAGCAAGAAAGACTGCTTCTGCTGTTGATGTGCCTGGAGCAAAACCCAATATATTCCAAAGATTCTGGAATAGCACTACCGAAGCAACTAAAGGCATTATGCAGAGAGGCAAGGAAAGCTTCGCTGCTATTGGTAATTGGTGGTCGAAGAATAGCAAGGCATTTATTGAAGGTGCTAAAGGAATCGGAAAAGGTGTTTATGATTGGGGTGCTGGTGTTGGAAAACAAATTGGTAATCTTGCTGAGTTAGCAAAAGATCCTGCTAAATTAAAAGATGTTGTAGGAAAGAAATTAAAGGATGGTTTAAAACCAATCATTGAAAAAGATGATACTATCAAAAAAGTATTTGATCTGGTAAAAAATCCCAAAGCTCTGCTTGAGGGTGCAAACTCAACGCGCAAAGCATTTGGTAAGACACTAGTTAAACTGTTTAACGGAGTAGTCCAAAATCCTGCTACTAGAAAAGGATTTAAGTTTTTAAGAAACGCAAGAAAGAATGTTAAAATTGGAGGACTTGATGCTGTAATTGCTGCATTATTTGCTTTACTTGATTATGGTGTATTTGGCGAATCTCCAATTAATGCAATAGTTACTTCTTTAGGTAGTTTGCTTGGATATGCTGCTGGTTTTGCTATTGGTGCTCCTTTTGGTGGGGTCCCTGGATTTATTACTGGTGCTGTTGGTGGTGTTGCTGGTGAATTTATTGCTGCAAAACTTTTGGAAGCAGTAGCAAAAGGTTTCCCTGGTCTAACTGAGATTGAAGATCCTGTCGCTAAAAAACTATTTCCAGATCAACCTTCTAGACCAATTCTAAGAGATCCTTCTCAACCAATTCAATACTCTGAGGATCAGCAAGCTGAGATGGATAAACGTCTCCCTAAATTAGAACCTTTAGAAGTAAAAGCAGCAGGTGGATTACTCAAGGGCACACCCAAAACAAGTTATGGTAATCCATCCCCTTCGATACTCAATCCCACTACAGTGGGTAATGTCTTCTCTGTAAATAGAGATCAGGCAAATGTTGGTGGTGTTTCACCTTCTAGAATCAATCAAACTAATGTCGGTGGTGTATCTCCTGCTACTGCTGGTCATTCTCCAGTTACAAAACAAGTAGCACCGAAGGTGGTCAGCGCACCTAAATCTACAATTGGCAACTACAAATTCTCTACTCAGTATGCAATTATAAAAGGTGAGGAGACATCTGTCCCCATTCCAATGCCAATTATGATGCCTCAGGCAGTCCCTGTCGCATATCCAATAAATACTTCTCAGGAAGTTGTAGTTAGCAGACCCTCACCCTTGCTTGATAAGTAATGGCAACAGTAATTAAGAAACCTGCCAAGATTAATTTTTACAAGTTTGTAAAACCAGAGACCGTTAGATCTTCATCAACAAAGGTCAAGAAGGGTAATACTGTACAACTTACAAAGAGTATAAACAAAAATGTGCTTGCCCTAAACAATTTGGGGACAACACTAAATTCTATTGCTAATGTATTAACTGATTTTGTAACTACGCAACAAAAATTATTTGATAACATTGGTAAATCTGTTGAGCCTACATTTATTCCTAGATATACAGGTGTAAAGGAAAGAGATGAAGAATCTACTGGATTAGTTGATAATGAGATTGCCGAGGTAAAGATGCCTGGATTCTTGGAGGCAATCTTTAATCTTGTAAAAGATTTTTTGATGTTGGCAATTGCCAAACCTGCATTAGAATGGTTGAGTAAAGAAGAAAATCGAGAAGCGATAAAAAGAACTGTCAACGTAATGGTTGATCTGTTTAAGGCAGTTTCTGGATTTGTAACTGATAGAGTTGTAGGTCTGATAGACAATCTGTATGAATTGTTTAGAGATGATAAGTCTTGGTGGGAGAAGATTGGAGATTTCTTCGGTGCAGTTGTAAATTTTGCTGGGTTATTTACAGCAATTAGATATTTAAAGAATCCTTTAAAACTTATAGATGATTTAAGAGATGTTTTAAAAGGTTTTGCTGGTGGATTAAAAGGAGCAAAGAAATCACTCAGAGGCACACTTAAACGTCTTGGAAAAGCAGGAATGCTTGTGGGTGCTGGTTTATTACTTTATAATGCAATCAAGGGCGAAGACGGTGAAGACGGTGACGACGGCGATCCTGGTCAAGACGGAGCAAATGCCGATACTTCCAGCATTGAAGATGCTCTAGGTGAATTTGCAAAAGGTGGACCATTTGGAAAGTATGCTAAAGGTGGATGGATTAGTGGTCCTCAATCAGGTTATCCTGTATCACTAGATGGCGGGAAATCTACTGCATTCATCGGTCACGGCACAGAATATGTTGCTCAACGTGCTGCAGGTGGTTTTGTCATTCCTCTCGATACCCCTGCAACTAAAACTAATCCTGGATTAACACAGCAGAGGATTGGTGAAGCACAGGGAATGGGATTTGACTTGGGTGGTATGCTCAAGGGATTTGCTGCAGGTGGTCCTACACAAACATCAACTGAAAGATCTACTAATAAAGGCACTGATCGTCAAGATAAAGGTGGAGGACAGAAGGCAGTAATTGGTGTTGGTAAGGCAATTCTTAAGAAGGGATTCACAGTTGCTGAGCACCCCAATTTCACTAAAAATAATTATTCTGGGTCTGGTGCAAATACTGGTAAAGGATTTAATCCCGCAGGTAATTCTAGAGTTGGTGGTCATTCTTCTGGATCAGCACACTATAAGAATCTTGCTATTGACGTTACTGACTGGAGAGCTGGTGATTGGTTAGGAAGGACAAAAAAACTCGCACAAAAAGTATTTGAAAACAGAAAACAATTTAAATTAACTCAAATTATTCATGATGGATGGGGATCATGGTTTGCTGGAGAAGGTAGTAAAGGTGCTCCATATGGTGGTCATCCGCATCACTTACACTTAGCATTTGCTGATGCTATGGTTAAAGATGGTGCTAGTCGTCAACCATCTACTCAACCTTCAGGATCTCAACCTGCTAATATGGGTATTGTGAATTCGATGGGATTCACAAAAGAGCAGTGGAATATTTTTAGACATACTGTTGCGGATATCGAATCCAGTGGACGATATGACATCAAAGGTGGATCTAATAATCATTATGATGGTCGCTATCAACTAGGTGCTGCTGCGAAAACGGATGGTGCTAGACATGCTGGGATTTCAGATCCTGGTCATAGTGCATCTGCTAGGGAGAAGTTTAGAAAGGACCCTAAACTGCAAGAAACTTTATTTGCTGGATTTACCAAGGCAAATCACTCATATTTGATGGGCGTCCCTGAGTATAAAGCGGCATCGCCAGAGAGAAAACTTCAGATTCTTGGTTATGCTCATAATCAAGGCATGGGTGGCGCTGAGAAATGGATGAAGACAGGGGAAGTTGGTGCTGATGGTTTCGGCACCAAGGGAACCAAATATACTGATGCTATTGCAGCAGCGTTTAAAGCAAAGGGTAAAAGTGCTGGTGGTGAAGATTTCACTCTTGATAATGTGCAAATTGCAAGTGACAGAGGAGGATCTGTTGCAGAAGATCTAACTCCAGCACAAAGAGAATCTTCTGATTCTTCATCTCCCTCATTCTCATTCTCTTCAGATCCTACAGTGGCATTTGGTCAACTAGCAGATCAATTGTCTAGTGCTTTTGGATCTGGTAATGGTATTTCTGCTGATAATAGTATTATCAAAGATCTGCAAGGTGCTTTTTCTCCATTGTCATCTTCTTCTACATCAGATCTTAAACAAGGCACACAAAATGTAGAAAGTGCAAAGAATGATAGAAGAAGTGCTCAAGCACAAGTTGTCGCTGAAATGCAAAAACTAGCAGCATTGCAGAATCAGCAGACGCAAGCAGTTGCACAGCAAAATCTGCAGCAAGTTGCATCTGCTCAAAATGCTGCTGCATCAAAGAAACCTCAGATAGTTTCTACTGGGGGATCTACGAAATCAGATTTGGTTTCTTCACTAAATTCTTCAAACAACCCTCTAAAGGTGTTTAGCTAATGTCAATTGTAAGAGATACCGCTAACGACGTAAGTTTTTCCTTAAAATTAAGGAGAGATGGATCTTATGTAAAAAATAACGATGGTGCTACAAATCTAGAAGATTTTGTCATGGCTTGCACTGTCCAAGAAGGTATTGATAGTTCTGCAATCCAAGCAGAGATTGTCCTTCAAGATAGCGCAGGATTGGTCAATACTTTAACTGGCAGTGAGGAATGGGTTATAAGGATTGACACAGTGCATGGTCAGGCAGTATACTCGATGTTTGCTTATGCAATTGAAAGCAGAGCAAGATCGGGTAATACCGAATCCTATATTGTTAAATGCGTTAGTTTTGAATTTTTAAGAAACGAGGCAACTAATCTTTTTGGATCATCAAGCAACATATTTGATAAAGATGCATCCGCTGAAGATATTGTTAAGGATATTCTTAAAACTTTTATAGGGACAGATAAAAAGAAGTTTATTGAAAATTCTGCAAATAGGCACAACTTTATTGCTACTAATTGGCGAGCATTTGATACGATCTATTGGATATGTCAAAGATCTGTTAGAGAGGGATCATCAGGAAATGCTCAGAATGGATTTCTCTTTTGGGAAAATCTAATGGGATATCATTTTAAATCAATTGATAAAATGATTGAAGATGTTAACAGTCAAACTGATAAAGATACAAATGTATCTTCAGGCACAGCAAAACTGTATGGTTATTCATACGAACCTAAAAGGACTGATGACGGTGGCACTGATGATTTAAAAATCGAAGGTATTGTATTCCCAAATGAAAGAAATTATCTAGTAGGATTGAGAAATGGTGCGTGGGCAGGACATAGTGTTGGATTAGATCCTACTGTAGTGCCCAACTCAAAAGTATCTGTTGAAAACAGGACTTCTGATGTGCAGTATCAATATTCAATTCAAGATACCTGGAAGAAGATGTCCCACTTGACTGGATCAAATCCAGTAGAATCTTTCGATGAAAGTGTAAAAACTATGGTTCTCACACCTAGGAGAATTAGATATAGTTTCTTACCAAATAGAATTTTTGATACTGGAGATGGGGAAAATACTCAATATAATGAAATTCCAGAAATGCAAGCATATCAACACTTAAGAGTGCAGTCTCTTAAAAATTTACAACTTTTAGTGACTGTTCCTGGTAATGTTGATCTATATTCTGGATATGGAGTTGATATTAAGATTCCAGCAACTAAACCAAAAAATGATAAGATAGTTGTGGATAGAAAGTATAGCGGAAAATATATAATTGCTGGCCTCAGACATAAGTTTGATGGTAAGCACCTATCGACCGAAATGCTCCTCTATAGGGATTCTATCCCCGACAATGATAAATAGTAACAGGAGGTACTCAATATGGAAAGCATCGAAGCACACATCGAGAAGGACAAGGAAATCCTTCAAGATCCCACAACAAATCCACAAATGCGTCGTCACATTGAAGGCGAATTGCATGAATTAGAAGAATATGCTGAGCACCATAAGAAAGAAATCGAAGCAGGCGATCATCACGATCCATCATACCTAGAACTATTCTGCGATCAGAATCCTAGCGAGCCTGAGTGTCTAGTCTATGACGACTAATTTTGAAAATTACCTTTTAGGTCTATACGATAACAAATCCCAAGCACAATCACATCCCACAGAATTCTCTCAAATTTGTCTTCTGTGGGAAAGGATTGATGGCGGATACGAATCAAAACATTACTACAGAAGAGAGGGACCAGGCAATCCATATCGACATCGTTACCATAAAATTGTCGAAGTATCTGACACTGAAGTTATAGTAGAAAATTATTCTTTAGACTGGACAAGACAAGAAGGATGTGATATGATCTTCACATTCAAAGACAATGCTTGGCACGGAAAATTAAAAAATCCTGGTCAGTGTTTCGTCAGAGAAAACGTTACTGTCGTACCTGAAATACACTTAACTAGAGACGGTATAGATAGTAGAGATCTGGGTTACAATGCCGAAGGCGAAAAAGTTTTTGGTGGGACTCTGATGTATAAATTTAAACGAGGGCGAATAGCTCAGCGGTAGAGCTACTCGTTTACACCGAGTCGGTCGGGGGTTCGATCCCCTCTTCGCCCATTTGCTATAATTGATTATGGAATTCCCAATATTTCAAGTAAATCTCAAGCACTATTCTATCCGTAACTGGGAAGAGAAGAAGAAACCGTTGTTAGATAAGATTCCAACGGGAGAATATACAGATTTCATGTCATATCAGAGAGATCAGGCAGTGCCGCCATATCTCGATGAGTTGAGCGACTGTGTTAAAGAAGAAGTTGCAGACTTTCAGCAATCGTATCCATGTCCAGTTGTAATTACAAATGCCTGGACAGAAACTGCTAGGCAATATGATTATCATAATGTGCATCAGCATGGTGCTACAGGATTTTCTGCAGTATTGTATTTAAAGTTTGATCCTGCATGTCATGAAGCAACTAAGTTTTATTCTCCATTTAATGATCCTGCAACAGGAGATCTTTTGGAATATCAACCCTTTGTAAAAGAGGGAGATTTGGTTATCTTTCCATCATATCTTTTGCATGAGGGTCCTATGAATAAGAGCACAAAAGAAAGGACAATTGTATCTTTCAACATCATGGGACAGAATTCTTATGATGCATACAACGCTGGACTACAACGATAAATAAATTCAACTAGGAGATATACAAATCAATGTCTGTTGACGGTATTATTAATGAGCAGAATACTAACTTCGTAGGGAAGGATGGATTCTATTGGTGGGTCGGAGAGGTTGAAGATAATGAAGATCCTCTAAACGTTGGTCGAGTAAAGGTGCGTGTATTGAATTACTACACCGATCCTAACGGTCAGAGCACTTCAAATCTCCCGACCAAAGATCTTCCTTGGGCAACTGTTTTACAGACAACTGCTCAAGCAGGAAATGATGGGCAAGGTGAGTCCTCAGGTCAATTACAACCTGGCGCTATTGTCATGGGATTTTTCCTTGACGGTGAGAATGCTCAAATGCCTGTTGTTATGGGTGTATTGCGTACTAGAAAGGGTGAGCAATCTACCGATAAGCAATTTTTATTTACTGGACAGGATGTGCCTGACGGGATTGCTCCAAACGCAGCAAAAATGCCGACAGGATCAACAAATACAATCAGTCCTACTAACTCAGATCCTGTAGATAATAATAGCGTTTCTCTTCCTAATAATGGCGTAACACCTGGATCTGCGGGATCTCCCGCAAACCTTGGCAATGCTCCTGGTGTTAGCGGATCCAGTATGAATTCGCAGAAACCAACAACACCATCCAAACCAATTCCCGCAGCATCAGGCACAGGTGGTCCCTGGAAGATGCTTGAATATAAACTGACATATCTTGTTGAAGATCTTGCCTCTTCTGCTGGAACTCTTATTAGAAGTGATGATGGCAATTTCATTGATGTAATTGAAAATAAAGTTGTATCTGCAGATAAACTACTAGGAAAAATCAAAAACTTTCTTGGTGCAGTATTTGCTCAACTTATTTCTGCACTTAGACAAGAATTAGATGCTCTTGCTCAGGCAATTCAACTTCCTGCTGAAACTATTGCATCATTCCTTGGTATTCCTGGAGCAACATTTACTGCAATTGAAACTGCAATTTCAACAATTCTTTCTGCTATCTGTGCTCTAGATGGTAATCTTTCTGGTTATATTGATAGCGCAATTGGTAGTTTGCTTGGTGTTGTTGAGGGTATCGTTGGTGGATTAATTTCTCAGGCAGAAGCAGCACTACAAGGTGTGCAATCAATGATCGATTCTATCATTTGCACAGTCCAAGATATCCTTGGTCAAGTCATGGGTGTTGTTGATACTGTTAAGGGTATTGTAGAACTTGGTGAGCAAGCGAAAGAAATCATTGATGCTTGGCAATCTGGATCGCAGATTTTTTCTGCTGGAATGGATGTATTGCAAAATGGTATTGGTGGTCTTACTGGTCTTCTAACTCTATTTTTGAGTCTATTTGATTTTGGTTGTGATAGAGAGGCCAGTGGTGGTAAAGATGATGTCGGTTGGTATCCATTCTTTGGCACCACATCTTGTACTCCTGCTGCCCTTGCTGCGATTCCTTTAGGTAGTGGATATGGTGATTGTGGTGGTGACTCTGGTGGTGGATTCCTAGATTCTTTCTTTGAGGAAGCAGATCCCTACCTAACAACTGCTAAAAACTTTATCAACGGTGCTTACGAATTGCAATTCGGCACTCCTGGTAGACAAGCAACAATCAAGAAAGATTCTTCTGGTAAAACTACCACATCAATTAAGTCTAACAACAGTGCTCTCGCAGATTTCAAAGCAAAGAAAGAATTTAGAGAGCAAAATCCAGATCTGACTGAAGCAGAAATTGATGAGCAGGTCAAGAAATACAAGAAAAAGAGTTCTGGCACAGAAAATGATCAGGAAAACTTTGTCTCTGATCATACTTCTTACCCTGGAAACCATACACAAGAAGTGCATGGTGATGACTGTAAAACTATCGATGGAGACAATTGCATCACCATCGATGGCGATTATCGTTTGAAGATTACTGGAGATTGCCATATTGAAGTCGGTGGTGGTTTCTTTATGAATGCTCAAGGTGCTGCTAAGACAGTTGATAACGAAGGAAAGGGTGCAGAAGATGCAGGCACTATTCAAAAGCATACGATCAATTTTGGATCTGATCTTGATCTGAATACTAGTGGTGCTGCAATTAAAATTAATTGCATTAACTTTGAGTTGGGTGCTAGAGATTGTAAGTTGAGTGGTAGTAGTTACGAGAACTTATACAGCACGTCTACATTCTCTGGGGGTGAGCATGTTATTAACGCAGGAAATGCTATCACTATGTCCACATCAACCCTCACTCAGGATGTAAACCTGACTACACCAGTTGGACTTGGTGGTTATACTTGCACTGTTGGTGGACCAATCACATTTGTCCAGTCTCCTGCTATTACTGGAGGTTTACCACCATTTACTATTACAACACCTGGACCATTTATTGCTAACGTGGCAGCGGCAGGCGCAGCGTTTAACGTCGGTGCTGGTGCCTTTAAGGTGAATGTAGCAGCGGGTTTGATCTCCATGACTGCATCTGGTGCTGCTACCATGGAGGCAGGCGGTGCCATGACCCTCACGGCAGGGGCAGTTATGAAACTGACCGCAACCAGCATCTTCCTCAACTGACTGTGCTATAATAAGAGGGTCAACACAGGAGTCCTATGGAAACCCTCCAGCACGTCTACATCAACTTCTCTAAGCGCGAAGTCAAGATCGAGTCTAGTGAAGGTGATGTAAAGACAGTCACTTGGAAATGGGATCGCGAAGGATCTGAAGGATTTGCTGAAACTGTCTCTACTATTGAAGACATCACCAATCCCGATGAGCGCACTTATTGTTTTTCTGAAGCATGATCAATCAACCAATCGTAATTACTGAGCAAGAGTTTCATGACTACATGGAATTTTGTATTGATGTTGCCAACCGAAACAATATCGTTTGGCGTATTGAGCGTCCTAATGGTGATGCAGTAATGTGTGTGCCCGTCAAGCAGGAATCTCTTATTCCAGATGAAGTCAAGGAGCAAGTGGAAGAGTTTCAAAAACAAGTCCTTGACAGTATGGACCAAGAGAATGTATAATACATAAGTCAGCGAGGCAAGGCAATTGTCAAACTCCTAGACGCCTCGCTACAACCATCTCTATTCAACTTTATGAGACCCGAAACCCGACAGTCAATGGAAATGCTATTCCATGCCAAATGGAATTTGCCAAAAGCGGCAAGAAATGCTAACCTTACTGATAAGGAGATGAAGATCACATTCAATGAGTATTGTGCTTTTCATCCTCCTACTTGGGAATCTGATGGGAGTGTGGCGGAATCGGTAGACGCACCAGACTTAAAATCTGTTGAAGGTAAACTTCGTGAGGGTTCAAGTCCCTCCTCTCCTACCTATGAATAAAGATGAATTGATCAGGATGCTTCATCAGAATGAAAATGACTATCACGAACTTCCGATGTATGGTCTGATTGCTGATTGGTATCTTCGTTATTGGCACCTACACATTGCATTGTATCAATATCTAGAACTAGATAAAGAAGATTACTTTGGTCCGTGGCCTTTACGTCAATGAATGATCACACTCAATGGACTCCTGGAGGACTTGACGTTACACCAGTCAATGTGTTAAGATTGATCAGTGAATTAGAGGGGTCATCCCAACTCCTCAAATACATGGGTTTCTTTGAAGATCAAGAAGTGATTGATGAAATCAAGTCTAGATACTATAAGAAATACTTTCAACTCAAACGCCAAACTAGCTCAGCTGGATAGAGCAACGGTTTTGTAAACCGTAGGTCAACGGTTCAAGTCCGTTGTTTGGCTTAAACGGGATGGCGACACCCGTGCTCACATCTCCGAGAGAAAAAAGAATCGGAAATCCAACCCATGTGAGAGAGAAGTGGGATCCTTCTTGACTGCTACCGTTGATGGACGCATCAGCGGTTATTTTCAGGGGAATTAGCTCAGTTGGTAGAGCGCCTGCTTTGCAAGCAGGATGTCAGCGGTTCGAGTCCGCTATTCTCCATGGGGGAGTACCTAAAGACTCTGCATAGAAAGAGCGCCCCCTATTATTCCTCTTTAGCTCAGCGGTAGAGCGATTGACTGTTAATCAATTGGTCCCTGGTTCGATCCCAGGAAGGGGAGTATAAATATTTTCAGCGTAAAAGTATCAATTGTTATGACTGTCCCTAACAATAAAAATATTAGTGCTGATGCAAGAATGAAGATATGCAGAGATTGTGAGTTTTTACAACGTTTTAGTCGTTGTGCAAAATGTGGTTGTATTATGCCTATTAAGGTAAGAATCCCACAAATGCATTGCCCTATCGGAAAATGGTAAATTATAAATATCCACTCTATGCTCCCTGGTGGAAAGTAGAGTTGGGAAAACTATCACCAGAGGAAAGAGAAATTATGAAAAAATCTCGTAAAAATAGCAAAGGTGATACTTGGGAGTGGGAAGAAACTCCTGAGATGACCGAAGCACTCAAACGATTACACAATGACCTTCGCAAACTTGAATCTGAAGCAGATGACTATGGAATCGGTAAGTGATTATCCTGTTATAGGACCCAATCAAACATACGACAAACAAAGGCGTTGTCGTTTGGCAGATGTTATTTCAGACTATCTTGATGATGACGATGTTAATCCTCGTAAATTTTACGAGGAATTGATTGCTGAGACGCAAGAAATGCTAGACTACCATAAGAATAAGGTGCAAAAGTATGAGCAATTCAGAGAACTCATCCTCGGAAACAGACCAATCGATCCCATCTGAGTTGCAAAAAGAATGGGAGCACTACAATGATTGCTGTGATGCATTAGGTATTCCTCCTAACATTCGCCGCTTCCTCAAATACAACGAACTCTATCCTTCGGAAGAGTATAAATAGACCTGTAGCAAATCGTGTGATTATTCGTGGGAACCCGTAAAATCTCTCAGTTGGAAACAATTTCAGATTCCAATCTATCTGGAGAAGCAATTCTTCCAGTGGTTGTTTCTGACCCTCTGATTCCCAACAGAAAAGCAAAAATCAATCAACTTTTCAAAGGTGTTGCCCAAGGCACTAAACAAGAGCCTGGACTTTGTTTTGACTTGGACCGAAATACTGGTCTATATCAAGATGCATATGATCAAATGGGTGTTGCATTTGGCGATGGTGGATTCTATTACAGTAGAATTCAAAACAGCAGTGAATTTGTTTCACTTTATATTACTGCAATAGACACGAGTGCTGATAATGCTGACATTGTGTTAGCACCGAAAGGCACAGGTGCCGTTAAGGTAACTGGTCAATTTGTCATGGGTGATGGTGAATTCATCCTTGAAGATGCTCAGGGTCCTAGAGCAAGATTTGAAGTCAGTAACGTAGGTACTGGCACAAATACCAGAATCATGACATTACCTCCTATTACGGTTGGTAGTGGCACAATTTTGGTTGGTGATGACACAGAGCAAACTCTGAGAAATAAAACTCTTCTCATTGATGAAGATAACTTTGTTATTGTTGATGGTGATGAGGAAGCAATCTTCCAAATTAACTGGCCCGATTCAGCAGGACTTCGTAGATCATACTTCCTGCCCGATCCTGGTCCTATCACAACATCTACAGAACCCACTGCTACAAGTTCTACATTAATTGACACAAAGACTGAGCAAACTATGCTCTCCAAGTCTTTTGTTAATGCAAAACTTGTCCCCAATGCAGAAACAAATGCATTCTGGGCACAATTTAATACTGATGCTTTGACAGCAAACAGGACAATTACGGTTCCTGATTTTAGTATTGAATTGGTTGGCACGGATACTACACAGATCCTTACCAACAAAACTACTGAGGGTCTCATCTTCCAAGATGCTAATGATAATACTAAGAAGTTTTCTTTTAGTATTGCTAATTCTAATACTCAAACAAATACCACGTTTGAATTTCCAGAAACTGCGACCCTAAATACAAATATCGGTGAGAATAGCGTCATTGTCACCGAAGATGCCACACAAAACCTTGATAATAAAACTCTCTATCAACCTCTGCTGAAAGAGAGCGCAATTGCAGTTGGCACACTCGCTATTAAAACTGACAACTTGACTGATATTAGAGAGATTCGCTTCCCTGATGCAGATGCAACCCTGCTTTCTACTGAAAACGTTTCTCTTGACGACGTTAACTTTGGTGCTGGTATTGGTGCCGCAAACTTAACTGGTAGGACCAGACAACAACAATTCTTCTACGCAGGATTTTAATAACTAACCATGGCAAAAACAGGACTACTTGCACAATCGAAGCCAGCGGCGAATACTAATACGGTCTTATACAAAGCACCTATTGGTCAATCTGCCAGTGCTGTGTTAACGGTTGCAAACGACGGCACAGGATCTGCATATTCTGCAGCAGTGAAAGACTGGGATCAGAAACTGACCCTAGATGCTAGCAATTATCTTCTTCATCCTGGTGATGTAATCACAGCATATCGCCTTGAAGTTGATACGAATATGACTGCTAACTCTGGATTCACATCTGGTGTTGCAATTACAACTGAAGACGAAGAAAAGGTCTTCCAGTTTGAATCATTCTATGTCCCTGCTTTTACTGAAATTTTTGTAAAGGATGTTGCTCTTCGGACAGTTACCATTGAATCTGTAACTGGTAACTTTGAAGTTGGTCAAGTCCTTACAACTGGCACGGCACCTGATGATACAGAAGCAACTGTATTTGCTGTGAATGACACTGGTGCAAGCACAATTCTTTATATTGGTCCCTCCACCATTAATGGATCTGGTGCAGAATTTAGTGACGGTGACATCGTAGCAACCTCCTTCGGTGGTAGTGCTACAATTTCAACAGGTGGTATTGCAGCAGCAGTGCAAGCGTTTGTATTCTCTACAACAACTGCTAATGGCGTTTATGATTACTTCCTGAATGGTTTGGAAGTATTCTCTGACCGTGCATATCGCTTTGATGTTTCTGATTCTTCCATGACAGGTAGAGACTTCAAACTCTCTATTACTGCCAATGGTGAATGGGGTCCTGACGGTGTTTTTGGTAGTGGCACTCCTATTGATGATGGCACCGAGTATACTACCAATAAGACTAGTAACGGCACAGCAGGTAGTTCTGGTGCATATCTCCAGTATGATCTTGCTGGCACTGGTATTACTGGTAGTTTGTATTTCTATGATGGTGGCACAGGCACTGCAGGCAACTCTATCTACGGTGGCACTAGCAGAGTCCTGAGTACTTCAAACCAGTATACTTATACTGGCATTTACATCTACAACCTTAATGGCAGTCTGGTCACCAACACTGATACATTTACACTCAATGAAGTTACATATACCATTACTGGAGAAACTGTAGGTGCATATGGTTATGTCCGTAGTTACAGTGGCACTGAATTGCGTGTATGTCTTGGTGCTGGATCTGCAAACTTTGCAGGCACCAACACATTCAGAGATAACCCAATTTCACAAACTGCAACTAGAAACACTGCAACTGTGAGTGCTGTGGTTGCAGGATCCTCCGATCTCGATGCTGAGAGTTATATTATCATTGGTAAAACCAATGGTGCAAATAACATTGATCGCACAACTTCTTTGGTGCTTGGTCCTGGACAGAAATTAGTTGTAAATTCTGTAACACAAAATAATGTGTTTAACCTTGTAGGATTTGAGGATGTTTCTACTTCCTTCACTACTAGAGTTAACGTTGCTGACTATGGTGGTGTTGGCGGCGGTGGCGGCGGACAAGGCGCTCCCTAATCCTGATATAATAAATAACTAAAAGAGCAGCGTAAGAAATGGCACTAACCCGTCTTAAGAATATTATTACGTCCCGTACGGGACGTATTATTTACGTTAACCCTGATGACTTTGATGCTTCCGATGCAATTGACAACAGGGGTAACTCTGCATTGCGTCCATTTAAGACTATCCAAAGAGCATTCTTAGAAGTTGCTAGATTTTCGTATCGAGTAGGTCTGTCAAATGACGAATTTGATGCCTTCTCGATCATGCTGTATCCAGCAGAATATATTATTGATAACAGACCAGGCGATGTGCTTTACACCAACGTTGCTCCTATTGATGAAAACTCTAACCTGGATCTAACATCTCCCAATAACGTTTTATATAAGTTTAACTCTGTAGAAGGTGGAGTTATCGTCCCCAGAGGTTGCTCTCTAGTTGGCACAGACCTTAGACGTACTAAGATCATTCCTAAGTATGTGCCATATCCAACCATTCTGCCTTCCAAAAATATTAACACAGAAGAGCAGTCACCTCCAAGAACTGCTATCTTTAAGGTAACTGGTGGTACATACTTCTGGCAATTCTCCTTCTTCGATGGTGCTGAAGAAGGTGTGTATTACAAACCTGACAGTGTAGACACTCTTGCACCTAAGTTTTCCCACCACAAACTGACTTGCTTTGAGTTTGCTGATGGTCGCAATACTCTTAGTGATCTTGTTACTGGTGGCACTGTCCCTAACGCTGATTATTCTGCTGTCCCTAACATTCTAGAGCGGACAGACCTTGAGATTTACTATCAGAAAGTATCCAAGGCATTCGCTACAATTCCTGATACATCTGGCGATCCTACACAAGATCAGATTCAGGCAAGAGTCGAAGAAAACAGAATTGTTGGTCCTATTTCCGATGAATACCGAGTCCTTCAGATCACAAGAAATGGTCAGACAGCAACGGCAGTTACTGTTGACGAGTTTGATAACCCCAGGGACCACGGATTTTCCGTTGGCGTTAACATTAACGTTTCTGGTGTTACTGGATCAACTGGACCGCAGTCCGATATTGATGCAACGCTTTATAACGGATCTTTCACAGTCACGTCCGCATCTGGTAACGTTTTTACTTACCAAATGCAAGGAGAACCCACAGGCAACGCGGTAGGATCTAACATCGCTGTTAAAACTGAGATTGATACTGTTGACTCTGCATCTCCTTATGCGTTTAACCTGTCACTGAGATCAGTGTGGGGTATGAATGGTATGCACGCTGATGGCAGCAAAGCAACTGGTTTCAAATCAATGGTTGTGGCGCAGTTTACTGGTCTGAGTCTTCAGAAAGATGACCGTGCAT